TTTTAACTATTATATTTGAGTGATTAAAGCTTTACCTATTGATTCTAGTCTTTTTGAAAAGATTGTAATTTACAATTCTTTGATGGATCCAATTTATTTGGAAAGTATCATAGAACATGCAAAACCTTCTTATTTTGAAAACAAAAATATTAGAACAGTATTTGAGGCTTTAGGAACTTATTATACGGCTTATAATAAAGTTCCAAATATTACAGAGCTTAAAGTTCATCTAGTAGAACAGGAAAAACGAGATGCTCTTAGAAATGTAGCTTTAAGTTTTAGTGATATTGATAAAAATTACGACAAAGAAGTATTATTAAAGAACACAGAAAGATTTCTTAAAGAAAAGGCTGTATATAATACAGTTCTCAAAACATCTATAGATGTTCAATCTGGTCAAATTAATTCTTCTCAAATTCTAGAAGATTTTGAAAAGGCTTGTAGTATTTCTTTAGTAGAAAATTACGGATTAGATTATCTAGAATCAGTAGATGCTCATTGTGAAGATCTACAAAAAGTTTTTAAGACTATTCCGTCTGGATGGAAATGGTTGGATGATAAGATTGGTGGTGGTTTTATGGCAGAAGGTAGGGCACTGTATGTATTTTATGGTGTTACTAACGTTGGTAAGTCTATTTTCTTAGGAAATATAGCTACAAATATTCTTAGTCAAAATAAAACCGTTGTCCTAATCACTTTGGAAATGGCAGAGCAAGTTTATGCAAAACGTATTAGTTCCTCATTGTCTCGCATAGCTATGAACGATTTACCTATGCAGATAGACCCTCTCAAGGATTCTCTTAATGCATATAAATTAAGACACCAAGATGCAAAGCTTGTTATTAAAGAATTTCCTCCTAAATCCGTTACACCTATTCAAATCAAAGCTTACTTGGATAGATTAGTAAAGAAGGGTGTAAAACCAGATGCTATTGTATTAGATTATCTTAATCTTGTAGCTCCTCCAGAGAGAGGAACTAATTCTTATGAAGCTATTAAACAGATAACAGAATTAATCAGAGCATTATCTTATCACTTCTCATGTCCAGTAATTTCAGCGACTCAAGCCAATAGATCTGCTTATGATCAAAACAATCCTGGATTAGAAACAGTATCAGAGTCTATGGGACTTGCTCATACAGCAGATGCTCAATTTTCTATTTGGACAGAAGAAGAAGATTTTGAGTTAGGTATTATCCATTTAGGCATTACAAAGAATCGTTTTGGACCTAGAGAGTGTCATACGGTGTTAGAAATAGATTACCCAACCCTTACTCTTAGAGATCCAGATAGTGTTGCACAATCCTTTAATTCTCAAAGAAGAACTATTCCTGGTTCTATTGCAGGTGGTATTCAAAGCATAGCAGATACACTCAATCTCATAGAGAATCTAGATGACGAGGGGTGATTGTTGGTAACATGATATTAAATAATGAATATGTCAAAATGTTACCATGTGTTTACACATAATGATTTAGACGGTGCCGTAAGCCTCTTAACATTAATGTGGGCTAGGCCGGACGCCACATTTCATTATTTTCCTTTAAATAATTTAGAAATAGAAACTAAGATTAAAGAACATTTTGCTAATACTCATAACAATCCTACTACTTTTGTTTTAGATTTAGCTTTAAGAGATGAGTTTTTACCATTTTTAGACCAAGAAAATGTTACCTTTATAGATCATCATAAGTCTTCGGAAAGGTTCGTTAACAAATTTAAAAAGGCTAAAGTATTATATAAAGAATATTCTTCTAATGCTTTATTAACTAGAAAATTATTCATGGAATCTTCTCCAGAATTAACTCAAGATCAGAAGATGCTTATAGCATTGGCAGATGATTTTGATTCTTATAAACTTCAAATACCAGATTCTTATGATTTGAATATTCTTTTTTGGTCTCAGTATCGTAATAAATTTTCCGGATTTATTAAAGATTATAGCAATGGATTTAAAAAAATTACCCTAGATCAAAAAAGAGCTGTAGATTTTATAAAGAGAGAAGCTTCACAAGAAGCAGACAAGGTTCCTATTTTCATGGGAGATATAAATATAGGTAATAAGAAAAAGAAAGTATGTGCCGGTTTAGTTGAAAGAATAGTTCCACAAGTGATGGATATTCTCATTCAAAAATATGCGCCAGATATATTTTTCTTTGTAAATACTAAAACAGAAAAAGTTTCTATAAGACAATGTTCTAAAGAAGACCCTATTGATGTAGGAGCATTCGCTGAGAAAATTTGTGAAGGTGGGGGGCATGAATATGCCGCTGGTGGTAAAATAACCCCTCTGTTTATGGAAGTTACTAAAAATTTAAAACCATTATGATTATAACCTCTTCACAACAAATTGAAGAATCAAGCAATCCTTCGGATGTGTTTGACCTTTCTGAATTTGAAGATATTACTATGAAATTTGCTTCTTTTGTTTGTATAGCTAGAGGCAAGAAATTTAATTACTTGAATTTTCTTAAATTCCTAATAGAAGATAAGAAGACACAAAAATTATATTTCGCAATATTAGGAGATTATAGCCTCCAAAATATTATGCGTGCCTATTTAGGAAGTACTCCTAATATTTATAAAAAGATTTTTCGATCCAAACACAATAAAAAAAAGAAAGACATTGAACCAACTGAATAAAGTAGAGCAAGACATTTATAATTGTTTTCTTAAACATTTTCGTAATGGCTTGCCTTATCAACCAAGAAAAGACTTTTCAGATATAACTTCTGAAAATATAGTTTTATTAAGAAGAATGTATAATTTCTTCTCAAAATTTCCTCATATCAAATGGGATGAATTCTTTGGAGCACCTCGTGGATTACATCCTGAAGAGAAATGTCCTCCACTTAAATTCTTTACAACAAGAGCAGCTATTAGGGCATATAGTCTTTATCATCAACAATTAGAAGATCAGTCTCCTGAAAAACAATTTGATAAAATTAAAGAAAGTCTCCGATTTATTGCAGTATTCTGTCTTGCAAATAATATCAATCTTGATCAATACTTGACATATAAAATTGGAAGAATGCCAGCCTGGACACAACATTATAGGGAGCATAATATTAATCCTTATAGTATAATGGAACTAGGAAATACATCTTCCCTTTCCAATATGAGTGAAGATGAACAAGCTATTTGGGCACCAAACATTTTTAATAATTTAAATGTTATAAGAACCAGATATCATAATTCTCCTAAAACCAAAAGCTTTGTAAAAGAAGCTACTAAAAAAATCAAAAATTTTATTATAGAAGAGTTGAAAAACCGTTCGACTCAATATAATATTAAACAAACAAACACAAACTAAACAAAACAAACATATGAAATACAACACAAACCTATTCGAGTCTATCAAAGAGGCTCTCAATAAGAAGTCTTCAACCGCAGAAAGTGGTTTCAGAGACTTTATGAAATTGGAAATTGGCAATACCTATTTGGTTCGTCTCATTCCCAATATCGAAGCACCAGAGCGTACGCTTTATCACTACTACCATCATCTCTGGAAGAGTGTAGTTACCAACCAACTCGTCTCAACCCTTTGTCCTACGACTTACGGTGAGCGTTGCCCAATTGACGAGTATCGCTCCAAGATCTATCGCACCAACAATGAAGCTGAGATCAAGCGCATTGCTCCAATCAAGCGTAATGAGAATTGGCTCGCTAATGTTTACGTTATTAAGGATCCAACTAATCCTGAAAATCAGGGCCAAGTTAAGATTCTCCGTTATGGTAAGCAGCTTGCTAAGATCATCACAGATGCTATTAGTGGTGATGATGCTGAGGATCTCGGATCAAGAATTTTTGATCTTTCAGAGAAGGGATGCAATCTTCGTATTAAGGTTGAACAGAATGAAGGTGGTTATCCTACCTATGTAAGTTCTAAGTTTACATCTCCAGCTCCTTTAGAGGGTGCTTCAGACATCGAAGAGATTTATAAGTCCTTCAAGCCTCTTGATTCGATCATGGAGCATAAGAGTGTTGAAGACATCAACAAGCTCCTCAAGACTCACTTCCTTGGTGAGGAAGAGGTTGTATCACCAGTTTCCAATACGGTTGAAGAAGAGGAGAGCTATGTTGTTCCTACGACAACAAAGTCAGTTGCTTCTTCCTCAGTTGTAGAGGATAATAACGAAGTCCTATCAGATCAAAATGATCGTATCCAAGATATTCTCAAAGATCTGTAATTCAATCAAACAACAAACAAATAAAATTATGCCAAGAATAAAGACAAACGACGACATTCCAGATATTCAAAATACTCTGGATGGTTTCCCTAAGAAGTATATTCCTAAAGTTGGTTCTAGGAATATCGTAGTTCCAATGGAGATCATTAGACAAGATGGAACCATTAACCCTACTAAGGCAATCATTAGTATGTATACAGATCTCACTCCAGAGGTTAAGGGTACAAATATGAGTCGCTATCGTATCTTAGTTGAGGAGGTTCTCGCTAATAAGACTCATCGTATTGATGAGGTTATGGATATCCTTCTTGATGAGTGTAAGAATCGTCTGAAATCACAGAACGCTTACATCAAGATCAAGTTTGATTACTTCATGATGAAGGAGGCTCCAGTCTCTAAGGTCAAGTCTCACATGGACTATCAGGGTTCTTTTGAGGGTCGTCTTATCAATGGTGAGAAGAAGTTTTATCTTCATGCCAATGTTCTTTACGCTTCTCTCTGCCCTTGCTCTAAGGAGATCAGTGATTATGGAGCTCATAACCAGCAGTCTTATGCAGATGTAACAGTTGAGCTTAGTCATACTGGTACAGAAGGTAAAGACGTTTATTGGTTTGAAGAGCTTGTAGCAGCAGTTGAGCGTAGCTGTTCAGCACCTATTGTTAATGCTCTCAAGAGAGTCGATGAGGCTTATCAGACAGAGCTTATGTATGAGAATCCAGTCTTCGTTGAAGATATGGTTCGTAAGGTTGCAGTTGAGTTGGATAAGGACTTAGATGGTCGTATTAAGGATTACCTTGTAATCGTTAATCACCTTGAGTCTATTCACTCTTCAATTGCAGTCTCAGTTACTCACGCAGGTAGGGATTTAAAGTAATATGAATCCACAGCAACAAGCTTTAGAAGCAGCAATGTTAGCTAGAATGGTTGGCTCACACCTTCATGGTGTTGATAGTATGACTGTTGAAAAAAGTATTAATCAAGCTAATAAAATTGATATGCAAAAGTTTGTTGCTCCTATTGTAGGTAAGCAGGTAGCTTCTTCCGGGCCGGGGACGCCAGTGTCCCCGGCCATGATGAGGGCTATTCAAGATGCAGAAAGACAAGCATTATCAGAGGTTCCAGATTCATCGGATCAAGGACAATTTATACCTCCTTTAAATGCTACTCCAGTAGTAGGATCAGTAAATGTTGTACAACAAGAACCAGTTAAATTTTCTAATGAAGATATGGTAGCTATCAGATCTCAGTTAGAAAGAGTTAATGCTACTCTTACTAAGATGTCTGGTATGTTAGGGAAGGTATTCAATACCTTCAATGAAAAGAATAGAAACAATTAAC